CAAAAAAGAAAGGAACATTATGGCTAAATTAAAGCAATATGAATTAACAGATAAGCAAATACAAGCTTGTAAAGAGATTGAAAAAGCGTTCAAAACAGCTCGTAAAGCTGGGCTTTCCTTTTATGGCAAAGGTGGAGCAATAAGCGCATATAAGACAAGCGCGATGAAACATGCTGCACCATCCGCACAATATGACGGAAGTGGACATTCTGGAAAAGATTGGGAATCCCCGATTCCAAGTTATGATTTACATAATTGTATAGTTGATTCGGGTGCAGATGATGCTGAATACTTTGAGAAAGGGTTTATAGATTAATTCAATATAAGATAAATAGAAATGAAAACTTATGTAATTACACTCTCACAGTTTTTCCCGGTAGGACACAATCAATCGGGGAACGAGACGAATTTCAAATATGAGTTCCTATTAGGGCAATGCTGCCCTGATTGTGAAGTGAAACAGGATTTATCGGTGAAAGAAATCTCTCGATGCAACAGTTGTATAAGAGCCTGTTTACGTCCGAAACTTCACACCATACGAACCAATTACCCAATATGGGAGAAACGTATCGGAGAGGTTCAAGCTGGGCAAGCTGTTCTTTCCGTCCGACAGTGGACTGGAAAGCCTTACCGCAGCCCACAGATTGAAGTTGCAAAATTGACATCTGCGACCGGCATAGGCATACAGAAATTAGTGTTTTGCGGGGCGTTGTCACGTTTTAAAATTGAGAATAGAACTATACCATTCACAGAGCAACTTGCCAATAATGATGGATTATCGCTTGATAATTGGATTGAATGGTTCAATGGTTACGATCTGAACCAACCTATGGCAATTATTCATTTTACAAAATTCAGATATTGATATGGGTACACATAACTAACTAAAAACCGATGTGGAAGTAATCAAACTAACAAAGAAAGAAGAGGAATGGATTAAGGAACTGAAGGTATTAATCCGGAAGAAACCAAAATCATTAATCCTCTTTGCTGACGGCAATTTGAATATCCTGAAAGGAAGTAAAGAAAATCCCTCATGTGAAAAAGAAAACGGGTTAATGGATGGAAACAGAGTCGTGGACTCTATTTTATTTGCTTGTGATGGTGGAGCTTTTTAATTAACGTATAATAAGATAGTTATGAATGAGATTCAGGTTGCAATAGTTCACAGTTCCATTCTGTTACTTTTCCATCCAACAATCTTCTTTCTTTGTCATTATCAATCGCACTCAAAAAAACATAGGTGTTCTTAGGATCATTTTTAGGAATCTGAAAATTTCCAATAAAAAAGTAAGTTACCCCATCAATTACATAAGAAATTTTGTAAGTCTCCATTTTAATATGTTTTTAAAATTTAGACAAAGGTAATTGATCCTTTTTTTATATGCAATAAAGTAAATAATTTGCTTATACCCTTATAAGGAAAATACTTATTATAGCTTTGGGCGGCTTTATAAAACCCTCTAAATATATGAAACCATTCATTCAAAGAATTGTAGACGAAAAGACAGAACTGGACGAACGTGCCAGAAAACTAGGTGATTTCGTAAAGTCCGAGAAGTTTCATTCATTGAATTCTGAAATGCAGAGTTTGATGGTTGAACAGTATGACGTGATGAAAGGGTATTCAGTATTTCTTGGCAAGCGTCTTGAATTACTTAGTGCTTAACATTAATCGAGGGAAGCTTCGGTTTCCCTCAAAACAAAAAGAGAAAGGAACTAAAGTATGATGTTTATATTATCAGAGGATGAATATAATTCCTTAATAAAAAAGGAAGTCCATGAAAAGGTTGTTGAGGGTTTGCAAGAAATAATAGCGCAGGATGATGATATTATTTCCAAACTAAAAGAAGAAGTTCTCCATAATCGTCCCTGTTATCAAAAAGGAGACAATGTTTATTGCGATGGTTGCCCTCTAGGGTTTGAGAATCTTGGAATATGTAGAGAAAGAACAAATTATTCAAAATAATATAGTTATGCATACAAAGGATATTTTCGAACAAACCATGCTCTCATGTGGGTATGTAATTGATAAAATTATACAATACGAAGACTCCCAGGAAGTCCGTAAAGTTGAAGGACGAGTTAAGATCCCTAAGAAGGTGACCATATTCGGGAACCGACAAACGATAATTGAAGAGAAGAAGTTCCGATGGGATGCTGTTGGTCGATGCTTTTCTTTGCGATCTAACACCCGGCAAAGAAGATATGATCTTCCTTTACAGACAATTGTGGAGTTTAATAAGCTGAAGGAAACAGAAAAAGAAATGCTGTAGTAATGAGAGATAGTTTAGAAAAATATAAAATTGTAAATTGGATTTGGGTATATCAATATTTGTCTCTTCTAGGTCCGGAAGAATTCTTCAAATTTGAAGCTCTAGTGAATACATCACTTGATAAGTTGGGGATCAACAGGTATTATGATGTATTGGAGGTACCGTCGGATAATCAGGAGTTATTTATAAAATTCTGCTGTCTTTATATATACAGGCATCCGGAATATGAGTTTAATGAAGATTTTACCCAAGTATGGAGGAAAGAATCGTATGAACAACGGGAAATGGAAGCAAGAAGAAGAAATTTATGTGCGAGAAAACGTGGGTAAAAAGACAATGGAAGAGATGGCCGAATATGTTGGCCGATCCCCATTGGCCGTGAAACTGTTTTTGCATCGCAAAAAGATAGTTGCTGGCCAGACGGTGAAGCGGAACTTAGTACAAGAGATGTTGCGTCTCAAGTTCCGACATCCGGAGAATTTTTCCCCAACGAGGGAATTTTATCGCGAAGTAAACATTAATCAGATGCGGTTCTGGGATATTTATTATGGCCGCAAGCAGGTTACACAACAAGAATACATTGCGCTATCCGAATATTTTGGACTTACACTCCAAGAGGCATTTGAGGCTAGGCAATTAAGTATGTTTAATGAAGAATAATTATGGTAAGTAAAGAAGAAATTGACCGGATAAAATCAGCACTGAACATCGTTGATGTCATTTCGGAGTTTGTTTCCTTAAGAAGAAGTGGCTCAAATTTCGTTGGGGTTTGCCCATTTCACAATGACAGTCATCCTTCAATGTTCGTTAGCCCAAATAGGCAAACTTATAAATGCTTCGTCTGCGATCATAAGGGTGATGTTATTAATTTTATCCAGGAACATGAGAATATGTCGTTTGCTGAAGCCGTTGAATGGTGTGCGAAGAAAGCAGGAATTGAACTGGAACATCGGGAGCTTACCGACGAGGAGGTGCGTAAAGCGAAAGATTTTGAAGCGATGCGGATCGCACTGAAAGGAGCGGTCATTTTTTTTCAAAAACATCTGCCGGAGGCGCAAAACTATCTCGATAAACGTGGATTCCGGTTGACGGATAAGGTTATAAAAGATTTTGCGATCGGCTATGCTCCTGAAGGTAATTTAGCTGCTCAAGAAATGTTGAAAGCGGGCTATTCCGAGGAAGTGCTAACAAAGGTTGATGTTCTGAAGAAGGCTGCAGAGGGGAGAGTTTATGATAACTTTCGTGATCGAATAATGTTCCCTTTCTTTGATCTGAACGGAAATGTAACAGGTTTTTCTGGTCGATTTGTGGTTCCTAAAGAAAAGGCAGGTAAGTATCATAATACAGGTGATACTCCAGTTTTTAAAAAGGGCACGCAACTATTTGGACTATTACAGGCACGTGGGGCCATTGGGAGAATGAATAATGTCTACTTGGTAGAAGGGCAATTTGATGTTCTATCAATGCATGCTTCAGGTGTCGAAAATACGATTGCCGGCTCTGGGACTGCACTTACTCCGGAACAAGTAAAGTTGATATCCAGGTTTACTCAAAATATAACTTTAGTCTATGATCCTGATGATGCTGGATTAAAAGCTTCTCTTAGGAATTGTGAGCTGCTCCTGAAGGCTGGACTAACTGTACAGTGTGTTCTCCTACCTTATGGAAAGGATCCTGATAATATAGCTTCTGAAGAAAAAGAAAATACGGCGAAATGGCTGATGAATCGGAGAACTGATTTTGCCAGTTACTTTGCAGATATTTTTGCAAAAGACTTTGAAAATCCGGAATCTAAGGAGCAGGCACTGAATACGATCTGCAATTTAATTGCCTATATTTCTTCAGAAACCTTGCGGTTGAACTACGTGAGGAAGATATCCGCTAAGTTTGAGATTACAACAGAAATTATAGAGCGAAAGATACGTGACGTTGTCCGGAATGTGAAAGATATTCCAAAGATTGAGGAGATGAAATCGGGTGTCTATGGCCTTGAACAAATCAAGGAGATACGTCGTGAAGGTGAACCATGTGTACTTACATCGGATTTTGATTTGTTTCTGAAATTGTATGGAGATACCCCTGTTATTCTCTTGCATGGAGTTCCATCTGCGACAGATATCCAAGCTATACGTCGGGAGTGTGCCTATTTTACAACGGATAGCCAAGGGATTTTCATAAATAGAGATGGGGATGAATCGGACTATCTTTCCGCATTGACAATGCTTTATCGTGCCGGTTTGACAAATATAACATTGACTGTAGCTGCAAAAGACCAAGAGCAGAAAGTAGTAGAGGATGAAGAAGGGTACGATCAGGAAGAGCAGCGAATAGACAAAACTTATACATTTATAAAATACTATGTACATCTGCATGGTTTGTTCCTAGCTTCTTATTTTGGAGAAAGAACACCTTTTATTGAACGTTGCGCTGACCTGATCAGTTATGCTGAAGATTCTGTCCGAGTGGTTAATGCTAAATATTTCTATGATAATCTGTCGCTTAGTAAGACTGACTTTAATGAAATATTAAAGCCCTATTTGGCAAAACGAAAGTCCCGCATGGCCATCAATGCCCAACGTACAGATGACGATGATGAAGATTACGATCCGAATGAACTGCCTGGGTATGTAGACGAAAATTCGGAATACAATGAAATGTATCGTCAATGTGGGTTCTATCCAAAGTTGAACAAAGATGGAGAGCCTGTATGTTATATGTTCCGGCAAGAGAAAGGTGGGCATCAACAAATAGCTGATTTCTTCATGACTCCTTTACTCCATATTTATTCGGATGATAAGGAGGCCAATAAACGAGTCCTTAAAATAAATCGGAGATACTATAAGACTCCACTTTATATTGAGGTTCCGTCTAGGGCACTGCTAAAGAAAGCGACCATTGAAGAAGAACTGATTCAACTGGAGGCTGTAAACTTCACATCCGGAGAAGAAAAACACTGGACTAAGATACGAGAATATATGTCCCGGCACTTTATCACCTGTTCAGAAATCCTAACCTATGGAAATCAACAAGTCGATGGGGCTTCACGCCGGGAAGATAATATGTTTTTCGCTTTTTCAAATGGGATATTCCATGTCGTAGATGAACAGCCACGCTTTGAACCTGTCAATGAGCTTGGTGTCGTGACACATAATAAGAAGAACTATTACCTTCCTGCATTTTCTACCATATACGCAGGATCCGGACGCCAGTCTGATAAATATGAGCTTATTTCCCAGTTAGTTTATAAAGATATTCCGGCCGAGAAACAATGTAGTTTTGAAAAATGGGCCTCTTTAATGGATCAGGTGTATAAAATCAATGATAATGGTAAATGGGGTATTCTCTTTGCTATAATGTGCGCATTTCGTAGCAATATACACTGTATCGACCGTTTGTTTACAGCTCCTTTCTTTATGGGGCCTATGTCTTCAGGAAAAACGCAAATAGCAATTTCCATTCGCTCTTTATTCATATCTCCGAAAGTGCCCATTTTTAATCTAAATATTGGTACAGATGCTGCGATGTCTACTTTGATGAGTACTTTCAGAGATGTTCCGGTGGTTTTGGATGAGTATAATAACAAAGATATATCCGATGCTAAGTTTCAGGCATTGAAGGGGATTGTTTATGATGGTGATGGTCGGCAAAAAAGGAAAGGCACGTCAGGGAAAGAAATTGAAAATGATAAAGTATATGCTCCTGTGATTCTGTGCGGGCAGGAAACGCCGCAAAGAGATGATAATGCACTAATGTCTCGTATTATAGTATGTGAGGTCCCTAAGCCAAAGAATCGTACTCAGGAGGAGGTTGATCTGTTTAATCAACTCAAGGATATTGAGGACCCTAACAAGATAGGACTTTCGAATGTGCTTCTAGAGATATTAAAGCTTAGGCCATTAGTTATGGACCATTTCAGGACGCTCAAGCAGCAAGCCTATGATGAATTGAAAGCCGAACTGAACAATTCTGGTGAGATAGATCGTCTGATGAAAACAGCATCGCTCTTTTTAGCAACATGTAAACTAGTCGAAAGTCATACTAAGATGAATCTGCCTTTTTCCTACAAAGAGTTTTTTAAGATAGCTTGTGCCAAGATAAAGTTCCAGGTTGAACTGATTAGTAAGACTGATAAGCTTGCTACTTTCTTTAAAGCAATGGATGTAATGATTGATACCAAGGCAATTATTGAGAATCGAGATTTCACCATTGATACACCTGATAAAATAACTATTAAGACTCCTGGAGGAGAGAAGAAGGAAATTGCATTTCCTGCAGGAACCAAAATCTTATTCTTGCGCTTGAGTGCTATTTATACACAGTTCGCTCGGAGCTCTTATAACAACGAGGATTCAACTCAATCTACCATTGAGCAGAATCTTAGATCTCATCCGAGTTATATAGGGTGTGTGCATGCACGGCGCTTCAATTGGCATGAAGTTGTAGAGGTTCCTAGAGGAGGATATGAGGACGGTAATACTAATGATACTGTAACAGTTGATAATACTATGGTCCGGAAAGTGGAAAAGAGATTTACTAATTCAAGCTGCATTGCTTTAAACTATGAAATATTCCAAGATTTGTATGATATTGATTTGCGACGTTCTGGTAGTGAACTCCTTGCTGAATCTGCTGACGATAATAAGCAGCCATTACCATTTTAGTTCGATGTATTTTCTGCCTTATACTCCTCTGCCAGCTCCGCCGGTCGAGGAGTATTCTTTTTATAATAAAGCGGACATTTCAAATTGTATTCAACCCTATCATTTATGAATATCATCTCCAATCCCCCGGGCCCCCTAAATTTAAAGAAATACAAAGCAAAGAGAGTGTAATTTTGAAAAGATAATTTTCAAAACATGGCGTCCAACAGTCCAACAGTCCAACAGCCAAAAACTTTTTAAAATGTAAATGCCTGTAGTATAGTAGTATATATCTTATTAAAGTAGTATATATATATCCAACATTGCTGTTGTTTGGTTGGACGTTGTTGGACGCGTTGGATTTACAGTTTTCTACATTCCAACAGAATAAAAAATGATCTGTCCAACAAAATGCCACTTAAAAACCTTATGTTGGATGTGTAGGACGTTGTCCAACAGTCAATCAATGTTATTCTTCTAATACTAAATGGTTGATAATTAGATAACTATTTATTATGTAATAGGGCGTGTTGGACGGTTGGACAGTTGGAAGCAAAAATAAATAAAAGTATTTCAAAAATATCCTTTAACTGAAAAGACTATGATTACGACTAGTATTAATATTGAGCCATATTTGGCTGAATACTTACGTGGAAAGTATAATAATGGTTCTGAAGAAGCATTCAGAATTCCAGACAATACAGACCTTTACCATACAATATGGACATTGATGGCTAAACGGCAAAAAAATCAATCTCCTGTTGATAATGGTAATCTGACGTTTATCCTTCCTGAAAGAAGAATCGGAAAGGATCCTAAAGTTTACAATTTCCTTTCTCCTAACTCTGTGAGATTGATAGAGAAAGAAGTGCGGCGGATGTTTAACCGTGAACTCCATGCTGCGATGGATGAAAATGATATGAATGGACATCTTTTAAAGAACCTGGATGTTGTGCATCATTTCATGTGCTCGTATTGTATTGATTCTATTTCTGAAGATGCTCTTTTAAAAAACTTCTATAGGTGGAGAGAAAATATACACAAAAGGAAAAAACGTCGAGAATATAAAAAGAGGTTAAAAAATGGGTAAAAAATGACCGACCGAACTATCATTTTTGTCCCCAAATGGCGAAAAAATGTCCGCTGCATGGCGAACTTGTTGAATACTAAATAATTATAAGATTATGAGAGAGCTAACTATTACTTTGAGGGTGAAACCTACAGGAAAAATGAAGAAAGAAGAATATCATTTTCTTGCGGATACTTTTTCTTTTACTCCTTCTATTACAGATTCGGTATCTGGCAAATTGTTCGATTGCAGTAAAGACATTACGATTGAAACTCCGGATGTAGATACTCTTCGGGAATTTTCCACTGCTAGGTCTGCTATTGTTTATTTGTGTGATTCTTCAGAAAAGAATATTGAAATAGGTACGGATGACATTCCAGCTTTGGTTTCAATTTCCGCAAACTTGAACACTGCAACCTTGAAAATTTCCAGTAAAATGCTCCAGTCGCCATTTTTGCATGTATAAACAGTCCTTCATAGCCTTCTTTCGACGAACTATCTTCGCTGAAAAGATGCGCTACAATGAATAGGACATTTCTTCGTAACTTACTTATTACATCTAAACTCTTCATCACGGCAGAAGCTTATGCTGCTGCCATGATGGAATGTTTTCCACTTCTGGATCAAAAGAACCCAGTACCAGGGGCTTTTTTCTTTTTATCGGATCCGCCAACTTATAAAGACCAGGTAGATAAGGCGGTGGCTAAACTTAAAAGAGAAATAGCATGTACTGCAGAACTTAAGAGTGTAAGCCTGACTAATGATTTCTCATCCGAGGAACTGCCTGAAGGCTCAATTGCTTATCATCGTATTTGGGGTACAATTACATCTAATTCATCCTGGTATTTCTCTTCAAAGCAATTTGAGAGGGATTTGATTGCTGCAGAGAGTAACCCTTCAATATCTGTGCATTTCCTTCATATTAATTCCGGTGGTGGTGAAGCTTGGTATTTAGACCGGTTGTCGGAAACAATGCACTCACTAAAGAAACCTGTAGAAGTCTTAGTTGAGCAGTATTGTGCTTCTGCCGGTTACTATATTGCTTGTCATAGTGCGAATGGAATACATGCGCTGACGAAGAATGATCAAATCGGTTGTATTGGTACTATGATCAGCTTTTATGACTTTTCTGCTTACTATGAGAAGTTAGGAATAAAACTAATTCAAGAGAAATCGAGTCTATCTCCACTCAAGAATAAGAAATTTGAAGATTTACGTGCTGGGCATCCGGAACAATATATTAAAGAAGTTCTTGATCCACTTACCGTTCAATTTTTAAATGAAGTAAAATCATCTCGTCCTAAACTTGCCAATCTCCCTGAAGATGATCCGGTATTCCAAGGTGAAACATTTGATGCTCAACATTCGATTGATAAAGGGTTAATTGATTCTGTGATGACTCTTCCTGAAGCTATTGCCCACGCAAATTCACGTGGACAGGAATACTTGGATAGCATTTCCCTCCGAAATAAAATAAATCAGTATGTCTAATTTAACAATTAATTAATTATGAATTTTAGAGAAAAACTTCGAAAGGTCTTACAGCTTTTGGATTTATCCCAGAAAGCGGCAGATAAACAACTTGCATCTGAGGACATTACAGCGATTGCTACCCGTTATCAGAAAGAGTTTCAAGCAACTCTTAGAGAGGACATGGATGCTGACTCTAGGCAGCCAATGTCTCAGGAAGAAATGAACCAGTTGCAAGCGTTACTGGCAGGTATTGTACCTTCTACGGAAAAGACTGAAGGGAGTGCTAATTCAGAGGAAAGTCCGGTAACTCAATCGGAAGCTACTCCAGAAGGTATTCTTGAATTAGCTAAGAACGTTGCAAAGCAAAATGGTGAATTACAAAAGCTAGTGAAAACAATGACAGAGCAAACAGCAGAAGATACTGCAGCTGCTGTTGTTACAACTCCTACTACAATGAGAATCAATGGACCTGGCACTACTGCCAAATACCTGTTTGGTATTGAAACTCCTATGTTTGATATGTCGAAACGTTGGAATAAGATAGCCGAAAATCCGAATTACTCTTCTACTGATATCGAAGAAGGTGAGGAGAAGGCTTTCTTTCAAGAAGTATCGGTTTTCTCTAAATCCCTTGCCAAACGTTATGAATATCTGAATAAGAATCATTTGCTTGATCCCGTGAAATTGGCTGCTGGCGAGTTTTCTACAGATTTTGCAGGTGTTGGTGATGCGAAAGTCGGTGATCAATATGTAATTCGTCGTCAAGATGCATTAATTGCACATGTACTGAAAGCACGTGATTTAACTCAGTTCTTTCCGATTCGTTATGGTATTCAAGATCATGACTTAGTTTTCAATACTTTCTTTGATGAAGTATCTCAAGGATGGCAAGAAGGTGAAGTTTGGAAAGGCGGCATGAAGCTTGAAAACGAAATGGGGCATGTTGATGATGCAATGATCAAAATGAAGTTTGGACCAATGAAGAAGTTGGAACGAATGTATATTGGTTACCTCAATAAAGAAGGCTCTGATCCGATCAAGTGGTCTTTGATTGAATATTGTATTGTCAATACTCTGGAAACAGCCCAAGTTGAACAAAACAAGCGTCGAATTCGTGGAATCTACGCCACTCCGGAAAAAGGTGTTCCATCTCATTTCCTGAATGCTTCCACGGGACTCATTTATACGCTGATTCGTTATTATCACGAGAATAAGATTCTCTTGCATGATGATGTAACTTATCGCTCTTACACTAAAGAGAATATGGTGGATGCAGTTAAGGAGTTTGTTGCTGATATTATTGAAAAATGTACGGAGGATATGGATCTGGATCAGCATGTTATTTACCTTAATAATTTGCATCAGACTTGGTGGAAAGAAGGTTGTCGGGCACGGTATGGCAAAGATCTTGATTTTACCGGTCCTGATAGCTATTTGAATGTTGTTCCTGATACGACACTTCATATCAAATGGCTTCCTTATCTGGGGCAAAGTTGCTTGATGTTCCTCGATATACCGGGGAATATCCAGTTCTTAGAATATATTCCGGGAGAAATGATGGCCTTTAAAGCTAAGGATGATATGGAGATGGTAAAGTGCTGGTCAACTTGGAAAGAAGGTACTGCAGCTGCTTTCTTAGGTCGTCGTTTCAAAACGCACGAAGAACTCGTTGAAAATAACTATGAATGGCAGCAGATATTCATGAATAAACCTTCTGTCGATGTGGCAGTTGATGCGACTGTTATTGATGCGAAAAAAGGTTTCTGGCAGGTTACTTCAGAGAACACAAAAGCAACTGCAATCACTGATATTAAAAATGCGAAAGCAGGTATTGGGTATCTTATTGAATGTGGATCTAAAACTAACGCTTCTACTATCTCGAAGTCCGGAAAGTTTGCCGATATCACAGCAAACTATACTCCGACAAAAGAGGGGGATTACATCCTTGTTCTTTTGAATAAAGACGGTAATTTCCGCGAACTTGAACGGTGTGTAGGAGGAATTCGTACTGTCAATGCAGTTTTGCAACCAAATCTTCCTGGCGTAAGATAGTTGTTTTCAGTTTTTTATAGGTGTTTGTTTTCAGGGGTGGGAGTTCTGCCCACCCTTTTTTCTTAATTACAAAATTAATTTTTATGAAAGCTAAAAAAGTTAGTAACCCTTATAAAAAAGGGAATCAATATGCACGTAAAATGCAGGTAAAGCTCTTTTTATCTCTTGCACTTCTTTTTGCCATTGTTTTTGTTGTTGGTATGTTCCTGGATCCTGATCATTCAATGTTTTGCATGACAGGATTCTCAGGAACATCTTTGGCTTCTATGATGGCCATTGGTAGCATAGATGACGTTTCTGATAAAGTAACTCATGGCTCGAATATAGCTTATAAGATTTATTTGATTGATGTTCATCAAATCAATTCGAATGTGAAATTTCCTAAGCCTAATGCTAATCGAGAGGTCGCGACAATACCAATGCTCTCGGGACAATATATGCAATATTTTGAGGCACATGATATTCCGACTTATGTGGGCAATGGGGAGAAAGGAGATATAACGACTTCTGGTACGAACCAATTTGTAGCAATCATGGGCGGTATGAGGGATCAGCTTCTGAACTTTACAGAAGAACATGCCGGTGGTAAGTTTGTGATTTTATTTAAGGAGATTGGCGAAGATCAATGGTATATCTTAGGAGAATATGATAGACCTATGGTATTGAAAACTTATGAAGCAAAAAATGACAAAGATGGCCGTTATATAACCTTCACTTTTGAACGTACTTCTGTGACACAGTATCATAAATATGTTGGTGATATTGTAAAAGCTCCAGCAGAGGTGCATGCAGCGGGGACTAAAGAGCTGGCTATTAAACCTACAAGCAGCTCTTATGAGATACCAAATGGAACAGCTGCCACTTATGTCATTGAGACAGTATCAGGTTTGACAAATAATGATAAAGGTCGATATATTACCTTGACCGGTAGCGGAACAGATAAGGCAGCTACAATTGCGGACGGAACGACGTTTATCTTGGAAGATGGAGCAACATGGACTGCAAAGGCCGGTTCTTCTATTACATTCCGAGTCTTGGACCCTGCCACTCTTATTGAGGTTTCTGGAAGTAGAATTCAAACAGCGTAAGTTATGTACGGATTTAAAGAGAAAACGAAATATTTTAATGAGTTACGTAATACAGCGGTAGCTGAAGCAGATTTAAGTCTGCTTCAGGAAACTGCTCCGGCACATCCTAAACTCAAGATGTTTGCCCGTAACCCACAACGTTATGCAGATGACATCCTTTATACATTGCTAGACTTAAAGTCAAAGGAAGCCATCCGGATAAATCGTCGTGAAATAGAAAAAGCTAAAGAAGAAACTGGAGCGGAAAATATACTTGATACCGGTGGAACATGTGCTGGAGCAGAGATTCAATCAGGCGGAAACACAGCAACTTGTTTGGGAAATCAGCCAGGAACAGAGGGAACTTCTGTACAGGAAGAAAAGAACTCTTTTGAAATCGATGCCGAGATTTACGAAAAACAGTCTGAAGCGGAACTTCGTGAGCAAGAAAAACAAGAGGCAGAGGAACGTGCATCTCAAGCGGAAGAACAAACAGAAGTTTTAGAGCAAGAGAACCAGGAACTGAAAGAAGAGCTTGAAACGGAACAGGAAGCAAGAGTTGAAGCCGAAGACCGTGCGGAACAGGCAGAGCAAGCCTTGGAAGAAGAGAAAAAAAAAGAACCTACCAAGGTAGCTCCAAAAAGCAAAAGCACGAAGAGTACCCGCAAATCGACTGGGAAAACCTCGAAGACGAAAACGTCCAAATAGCTACGATACTGTATAATGATCGTGTGGTGACTTGGAAAAAGATGAAGCAGCTCGATGAATTGCTGGATAAGAAACCGACAAGGCGTGCAGTTGTTGATATGGCTGAACTCCGGATCCGTAACTTACTAGCATTCTCCGAGCTGCAAACGTACAACGACACTGGAATGTTTCGGTATAAGCATCCGCTTATTGTTCATCGGTCGGAGAGAGCCGAATTGGAACGTTTACGGGCGTCCGACCCCTTGGAGTTCCTTCGCCGGTATAAGAACTGTTCCGATAACATTCGCAGATACGAATCCTTTCTAAAACGGCCTGAACGCAAAGATAAACGGTCGCAAGATAAAGAACACCTTCGTCGGTTTCGTGACCGAGAAGCCTTATTTAAATCAATTCTCGAAGAATCAAAGTAGATTATGGAAAAGCTAATAGAAGTATTTAATTTGGGTGGCCTACCGACTGCCCCGCTGGATTCGTTCTTAGAGCTTCAGGAGGATTTTAAGAAATCGGATCCTGATAAATTATCGAAACTACAGATGCTTATTATTACCCGTGGTTTCAAGTATGCATTTAAAGCCTGGAAGGATCCGGATGGAAAGCTGTGGATCATCGATGCCCATCAACGACGTAAAGCATTGCTTGCATTACGAAAGTCGGGGTTTATAATTCCTGAAATTCCTTATGAGCCTATTTTTGCTGCAGATAAGAAAGAAGCTGTTGAAGAGATAGCAGCATATAATTCGGAGTTTGCCACAAAGAATCCTGATACATTACTTTTTAAAAAGTACAATATAGATACCGATACGATGGAACGTTTTAACCTCGGTTATGAGGTGAAAGCTGTCGATTATTCTATTGCGACTCCTTTGTTTACCCATGAACATGAATCAGAAGGCATTCAGGAAGATAACATTGAGTTTTCTATTCCTTCAGATGAAGAAGATTCTCCTGGTTCTGTTTTTGCCCAGCCTGGTGATATATGGCTACTAGGCAATAATCGGCTGATGTGTGGGGATTGTCGTTCCAAAGCGGATGTATCTGCAGTAATGAATGGTCAATATGCTGACTTGCTTGTAACGGATCCTCCATATAATGTTGCATATCAAGGAGCGACAGAAGATGAACTTACTATTCAGAATGATTCGATGGAAAACGATCTGTTCGCCACTTTCCTTCGCCAAGTCTTTACTGTCATGTTTTCAGTCTTGAAACCGGGTGGTTCTTATTATGTATTTCATGCGGATAGTGAGGGGGAGAATTTTCGTGCATCTCTCCGGAAAGTTGGATTTAAAATAGCACAATGTTGCGTTTGGGTAAAAAACTCAATGGTCATGGGACGACAAGACTATCAATGGCAGCATGAGCCTTGTCTTTATGGCTGGAAACCCGGAGCCGGTCACTTTTGGAACTCGGATCGCAAACAGACAACAGTTTGGAACTTCGATAAGCCACAACGCAACGCCATCCATCCCACTATGAAACCAATTGCACTAATGGCATATCCTATATGTAATTCTAGTGCACCCGGACAAATTGTAGTAGACTTTTTCTCCGGATCCGGTTCTACACTTATGGCTTGCCAACAGACGGATCGAATTTGTCATGCGATAGAAATAGATCCACGCTATGTATCTGCAACTGTATCCCGATATCGGGCAATGTTCCCAGAGCAGGTAATCCGGTTGATCCGTGGTGAGGAATTGATGACTGCAGAAGAAACTCTAAAACTTATTGTATGAAAAACGAGCTGACACCTACCTCTGATGTAGATCAGATCACTCAAATCGGTGAAGAATATGTATCCCAGGTGCGCACATTTGGCGCACTTGGATACACACCGCAACGCATCTGTAACCTTCTTGGACTTCGTGGGAAGGAGAAGTTAGCGTTGATTGTCCGGATCACTCTTACTGGAGATGTATATTATGATGCATACAACAATGGACGTGCTCTAGGAGAATACAATATTGATGCGGAACTGGCGAAAAAGGCAGAAGCTGGAGATATTGATGCTATTAATACCCTGGAAGAACGTAAAAATTTACGTGTTGAACTAGACCTACGAAAACAATTGTTTGGAGTATGACACAATTAGACCACCTTGATAAAATACATCCGGATCTAATTTCGGAGTTTCTGACAACTGGATGTTGTTCAGGAATTCCGGAGGAGATTCGGCTATTTTTAAAGCAGTTGCAATGGGCTGCAGAGATATTTGAGTATGAGAGGAATATTACTCGTGCTGCCAAGCTGTTACGGCAGAGGATTAATGCTTCGCAGCAGATTAATATTGATGAACGGACCTGTAAGGCCCGTATCTATGCCGCTATAAACTACTTTAATATCGATAACAATGTATCTATCAAGGTATGGGAATCTAATTACGCAGACAAATACGAAGATTTAGCGAAATTATGCGCTGTAAGAGGAGATTACAAGACACAGGAGAAATGTTACAACGCAGCCTTAGAGTGCCGGCGTAGAGCTTCAGAAATAGCGGAAGCAGACCGCGATCTTGGCATCGTATTCCTGATCTCTCCGAACCTCACTCCGGAAGAGCTTGGTTTCCAAAAGAAATCAATAAAAGAAATAGCTCGCAAAAACAATGAAGGGTTTTATATCAACCTTATTGATTCTCTTCCTATTGAAAAAGCGGATAAGAAACGTTTGTTACGTGATGCTGATATTCAGGAGGCTGAAATAGTAGAACCTGAAGAAACTGGAGAGTAATATGGGAATAGAACTTTATTCACAATCATCGCAATCGCTTAGTGCAAGTTCTACGACTTTTGACTTGACTGCAACTTTTGAAGAATGTTATCAGAATGTAATGCAGATTAGAGCGAATGCCATTGATTCAAATGTACTTATTGTCGAAGCCGGCCGTGCGACAGGTAAGACGGAAGGGGTTATGGGGCCACGTATTATTCGAGTAGCAAACGATATGCCTGGGGAACTTTCGTTCTTGGTTCATAAAACATACGTAGCACTCATGACAAATGTTTGGCCTAATATTCAGGCGTATTTTTCCAAACCAGTTGGTGATGGACGGCGTTCCATGCTTGAATATGGTATTGACTATATTGTAGGTGAATCAAAAATACCGTCTCACTTCAGAAAACCTCGATATCCGATTGCTTATCCAAAGCATAGTATCTTATTTCGTGATGGTCATCATCTTCAGATGGTGAGTTCTGATCAGCCGGAATCCGTAGCCGGCCGATCAGGTGTTCATGCCTTTGTTGAGGAAATGAAACACAATAAAGGCGAGAAGTTAAAGACTCGTTTGTTCCCGTCTTTACGTGGTTCTTCGGCTTCTATTCGAATGTCTCCTTATTATCAGGGAATAACAGGTGTGTCGGATACGGCCCGCTTGGATTTAGGAGAAGATAATTGGTATGAAGAATATGAAAATAACGTCAATCAGGAGCTTATTGATGAGATTGCGTCCGCTGCTTTATATTTACATGCTGCTTTATATAAAATATATCGGAACAATCACCGGTTGAGAGAGGAAAAGAATCCTGTTATCATTGAAGCCCTACGTTTGGAAACAGAAAAAGCGAAACGTGTTGTAGCAACTTGGAAGTCACGCCTTGCGGATATGCGTAGAAATGCGAGTTATTATATCCGTGCTTCTTCTTTCGCTAATAAAGACATACTTGGGCCTAAGTTTTTCCGTACCCAGTTAGAATCACTTGACATTGATGAGTTCCTGACCTCTATTTGTGCAATCCGGAAGAAGGAAGTCGTTAATAAATTCTTCGCAAACTATCGAAAAGACAAACATCAATTCTCTGATGGATATCGCTATGAATCAATTTTGAAGTTAGATTTGCGTGAACACTTTGTTTTAACCTCCAGATATCTGAAGTACTATGATAAACGTGAACGGATTCTTCTAGGTTACGACCCCGGACACTTTTCCAGCGTTGTTGCTGCTCAAGAGAAAGATTATGGTCATGAACTCCGGGTTCTAAAAGAATTCACTTGCTACTATCCGGCAGAACAGCCGGAACTGGCAAAGCAAATCTTTGAGTTTTTCGGAACTGACGCAATTAATAAACAGATTGTGCTTTATCACGACCGGGCGGCCAATAAACGCCGGGAGGACCTCGAAAAAATAACTTCTGATGCTCGTATATTGAAAAGAGAATTAGAGAGTTACGGATTTTCAGTTGAACTCATGAACGAAGGACAGTCTACTATTTACCACTGGCAGCAATTTAAACTTTTATTGCTCTTGTTTGGTGAACAAAGTAACTCATTACCTGTATGCCGGATAGATGAGAACGAGTGCCCGAACCTTTGTAGTGCTATTCCTTTATCTCCACTTAAGAAAACAGACGGGCGTATTGAGCTAGATAAGTCCTCCGAAGTTAAAGTACCGTTAAAGCACCAGGCAGGACTAACAACACAGCTTCCTTCTGCACTTATTTACTTGCTTTTCGGGCTATATGGTGACAGAATACAAAGTGAATTAAGGAACATACCGGATGATTTGCCCGAAAATTTAGTAGTATAATGTATTTGTTAGAGTGATATAGTAAGTTCCGAATTTTGTATAATACTATGTGTTTGACATTGCTTTGGTATCTAAAATGCGGGTTATCAGCCAAAAGACATTTTGAAAACAAAAATAAGAAAAATCGAGAGGCGAAATTCTCCACGCCCCGCTGAAAAAGCGGTTTGAGGTGCAAAAAAATGCATTTGTCAGGAAATATGACAGCCCCCTGGGAGCGTCCTTTCAGGAGGGGGGTAAAAACGATAATTTCGGGCATGGAAACGACGATGACAGGCATAGGCGCACTGCAATGGGCAAAGGAGTTGTCTAAGTTGCCAAACGGCTGCTTTACCATTGCCTTCTTCCCTTACTCCAGGCAGAAAGGGGAGTCTTCCGAGAAGTTGGTTGTGAGGGAGGGCTGTACTTTCCGGACACAACTTCCGGAAGAACGATTCAGCATTGATAGTGAGAACTTCTTCCTCTTTAATGATGGGAATGGTGACCCAAAGATGTGTTATCGCATACTTATTCGTTACATGGGATTTCCTCAAGATGGATATAAATTGCATAAAATAGACTGGTTATGAGTGATAGTTTAGAGATGTTGGGAAATTATGGTTGCTATGTGGATACCGGAAGCACCATTTCCTTTCAGTTAGGAACGAATCCTGCAGCGGGGTTAAAGGAGCCGGGCTTCGTTAATTCAAATACTGTTCTTCCTGCAGACTACAATTGGCAATCAATTGGAGGGTTCAACGTATGTTCACGTGGAGCGAATAACATGAAGTGCGAAGAAGTGGAGAGCGATATCAAGAAGAATCGTTTATTGCCTCGGTTGATAACAAAACAAGTTAACATGCTGTACGGCCTCGGGCCGGCTATATACATTAAGAGCATAAAGAACGGGAAGCTTGTTAAAGAATGGACGGACTGTCCCGAAATAACTACTTGGTTAGAATCTTGGAAGGATCGTGGTTTAGAGTCTGATTATAAAGAGGTGGCTAAGGGAAATATAAAGAACTACTATTACTTTCGTGATTACTTTGTGAAATGGCGCATGACGCTTGGTAACCGTATCGGGGAGCAATTACCAGTAGCCGGTCTTGAGTTGATGGAGAATAGACGGTGTCGGTTGGCCACACAAAAAAGGGATGTTGTCACAGAACTGATCAATTATAAAGACTTCACTCATATTGCCGTTGGACGTTGGAGTTATGGGGTTTCTAAATATTTGTTTTATCCACGTTTGGTGCTTAGTGATATTCGTAACATTAAATGGGCTGCAATATCCCATCATCGAGAAAAATCGGTTAGTGAATTCTATGGTGTAAATGAAACTCATGAAGGGACAAAAGCTTATATCAAGGGCTCAAACGATACGGCTAATTACATAAACTCTTTCTTAAGAAATTCGTTAGCTGCTAAAATTCATATTATCATCCCGAATGCATGGGCAGAATCAAAACGTGCACAGATAACGAAAATATGCAATGAAAATCAAGAGCGGAAAAGAAAGAATGAGTCATTGTTAACTTATAATGGGATTGATATCGGGACTACCTATAAGGAGTCGTATTTTCTAATGTATCTCAAGCAAGAACTCCGTAATATTAGTGAGTATCTTTCTGGGGCGGACAACCAGGGAAAGGCTTATGCAACTCTTAGTTTCAAAACCGGATCCGGTGAAGAGGAACGGTGGAAGTTTGAGGTTTTGGATTTGAAATATAAAGAGTATATTGACGCTCTTATTACTTATGACAAGCGTGCTGATGAAGTGCTACTTTCTTCTGTTGGTCTTGATTCGTCTATATCTAGTGTATCCAAGGATGGGGTCATCTCAAAGTCTGGAGCTGACGTATATTATAATTATTTGATTTACCTGATGTCGCTAACTCCGGATGATGAAATATGCTCTGAACCTTTTAATATGGCTATTCGGATAAACTTTCCTGAATTATACAAGCAAGGATATCGCTTTGGTTTCTATCGTGAAACACCTAGCCGGCAAGAAGAAGTAACTCCTAATGAACGACTAAATAAACAACAATCATGATACTGAAAGACTTATTTACAGACATCTCCGGATTTGCGGAGTTCGTGCCTGGTATTGACTCGAACACAAACCTTTCGCTACTTAATAGTCATGCAGTAACCGCTTATAAGAGAATTGCGAATATTGTGAGTGTTCCTGTATATAATAATATCATTAAAAAAGGTGCAGGTGAACTATACGATCACCTCCGAACTGCGTTGGCTAATCTAACGATGGCCAATGATACAGTCTTTGATGTACTTCGCAAACGTAAAGCGAATATTGATATCTACAAGTCTGAACAGGAAGCTATAAGAAGGGCTTATTATGAGAATTATTATAATGCTATGGATTCCCTTATTGCGCTCCTGAATAGTACCGAGGACTTAGGGTGGGATAAAACCAGGTATTATAAGATGCTTGATAAACTGCAGATAAAAACAACAGAAGAATTCGATCTTTTGTACTGCATTGATTTATCATATCTTTTCTTCTTTCGCTGTATTCCGATACAGATTGAAGTTTTGGAGGAGAATCTAACCGGTTACCTGGAACGTGCAAAGGAGAAACCATCCGTCTTGTCATTAATTAATCGAGCACTTGCAAAGAAGGTAGTAGCTGTTGCCTTAACAAGGTTTGATATCTTGGAGTTTCCTTCCACTATCCGGAATCTTTTTGATGATTCAAAAGCAAGCAGAGCCGGAAGGGATGAACAGGAGAGACTGCTTTCTTTATCTGTTCAGTTGCAGGAACAGGCCAATAGCTTGATTAAAGATATCGACTTATTATTATCTGATCCACAGGATACTGATATTGAGACTGAAACTTCATTCAATCAAACGGAAGATAAAATACAATTAATGCCATGATTGAGTTTTGTGTACATCAGGAAAAGTTTGCGGTACCGAACGCCTGGGAGGAATTGACTCCGGAACTGTTTGAAGGTATTATGGGAGATATGGACCTAGTCACAAAGGGAAAGCTTTCACCGGGTATGCTTCAGATTAAACATGTTTGCCGTGCAATGGGATGGAATCCGCGATCACTTGCTCGAGCTAAAGATGAAGATACTATGTCAAACTTAGCTTGGTTAGGAGAACAAGTAGACTTTATTTTCCGTGTTACATATCCGGATCAGGATGCTGCTCTTCAGGATTTGTCTAAAGATGATTTTATTAAAGCAAAGAAAACGCCTCCGGAGAGATTGGATTTACCGATTGCCAGGTATCTCTCAAAACTGGATTATAAGTTCGTTTTGAATAGTTGCTTTTGTGTGCAATTAATTCCTTATGTATCCATTCAGGGGAAATTGTATCCTGGGTATAGTATCGATACTGGTTTTAATCAGCTGACTTGTTCCCTTACAGCCTTGCAATTTATAGAGGCTCGCTCCCTGTTGGGATGTAATAAAGAGATGTTACCTTTGCTTGCTGCTATTTTATATCATTCTGGTCCGTATGATTCGGAATCTGCACATACATTAGCTAAGTCGTTTGAAAGACTATCTTCAGAAACCTTGCAAAGTATTGCATTCAATTTCTCTTCGTTTGTTAATTATTTGTTTTCAAAGACACAGTTCCAGATCTTAGTTGCCGGTGAGAGTGAAAAGAAAAGTCTTATAACAACCGGTGCGCTTGAATCATTGTATAACTTAAGCAATGATGGATTAGGAGATATTTCGACGGTTGAGCAAATGAACCTAATCAAGTATCTTACAATTTTGCGTAAAAAACTGATAGAGGCTGTACAGAGCATGGGGAGTGCGGAAATGCCTGTTGTGGATATCGCTAAGAATACAGGTTTGCCAATTTCATTAATAAAACAAATTATATGATTTTCGAGATTCTCAAATATTATGCTCAGTTCCCGAATCATAGTAAGGTACTTGAGATCTTTGCAAAGGGGAGGAGTGATCTTCCTGAATACGCTGCAATTCAAGAAGAAATAAAAAGCCTACCTAAATATTCCCGGATCCAAGGATTAGACTATTATATTTTTGGGCAAAGTTTTGATTCTGTTAAGCAACGTGTTGATGGTATTGTTTCCGGGACATATTTGTTTGTGGAAATTGGTGATATCATGTCTAAACGTGATCAGAAGAATAATATCCAGGATGAAGTGCAAATGGCAGTCACTATTGCTGCAAAATCAGCAGAAATGGATCTGATAGAGGAAGCGATACAATCAAGGCGTACTCTTTCCATGATGCAACAGTTACGAGTTGCCATGACATCTGACCAGAGGAATACTCCTTGGTTGAAGGAATTGTCTTCGTCATGTCAAATACGACCGTTTGTAACAAAAGAATTTGCTTCAATTGGCTGGACATTGATGTTCGATAGAGAGGGTAGTGACTTATTTGATATAAAGCGTCTATTTAATCGTGTGTGATTGGCTAAATATTAGGATATATAACTTGTAAATATTGATAAAATGAAACATGATACAAAAGAAGCTATTCAGTATGGGAGTGCTATTGGTATGCTTATATTAGGCTCTGCTTTGGCAATTGCAGGGTTCATTATGTCACATGGTGAAATACATGATAGTGTATTATGGCTCTTTGCGCAGTGCTTGCTATATGCAGGGGCTGTATTTGGAGTTTCAGTCTACATAACAGATCGGTTTAATAGGCTTGAGAATAAGTTGTTCAATAAAAAAGAGGAGGAATCAAAATGAAGGTAATCGATGCAATTATCATCCATTGCTCGGCCACACGTGCCGGACAAGATTTACGTGCAAAGGACATCGACCGGATGCACCGGGTCCGAGGATTCAATCAGATTGGTTATAACTTCATTGTTGACCTTGATGGAATGGTTGAAAATGGTCGTCCGCTATCCATCGACGGTGCTCACTGTAATACGAAAGGATTCTCTGATTCATCCTATAATAAACATTCTGTTGGCGTGTGTTATATTGGCGGACTGGATGCGTCCGGGAAGCCGGCAGATACAAGGACGTCTGCTCAAAGAGCTAGTTTACGGCAATTAGTCGCGAAGCTCTGTAAAGAGTATCCTATTATCGAGGTTCTCGGACATCGTGATACTTCTCCTGATCTGGACGGTAGCGGGGAAGTAGAGCCGGCAGAATACATCAAGGCCTGTCCCTGTTTTGATGTTCGTTCCGAGTTTCTTAATTTTCTTCGTAATACAGTTATCCGACCATGAAGCAGTTAATCTATATTATCATATTGCTGATGTTGGCAATATGTTTCGTATCATGCCGGACTCAATATATCCCGGTTGAGTCTGTTCGCACTGAATACAAAACACGTGACAGTATCCGTTATGATAGTATCTATCAGCGAGATAGTATTTATACGCTCGTAAAAGGTGATACAGTCTATCAGTATAGATATAAGTATCTGTATCGCTACCTAACAGCGAGTCGTACCGATACGATTCTTAAAAACGATTCTATTCGTGTTCCTTATCCGGTCGAAAAGAAGTTAAGCCGTTGGCAATCTATTAAAATGGAGCTGGGAGGATGGGCGTTCGGGATCGTTATTGTTTTTATTTCGGTAATAATCGGACGAATAGTATACAGATGCAAAAATAAGTAGTACCTTTGTCGCAGAATCTTAAAAAACAAACCACGTGAGTGGATGTACCTCGGCTAAGCGAAGTCGGGGCTTTTTTATTCCCTTAATAGCTTGATTTTGAACTTGTTTTTAATCCTTTTTTTAGCTCAAGCTAAACAAAGCTAAGGTGCTGATAATAAACTTGTTATTGCTACGTTGTTAGAGCTTATAGTGTTATCTTTGAAGTATAAAAATAAAGGATAAAGCATTATGAACGAGCAAATTACCAACATTTTAAATCAGAGCATAACAAAGACTAGCAAGATACAACAATTGCTTCTTTTAGGATTAACCCGCCGCCAAGTTGCGGATCTTGTAACAAACGGAAATTACGGTTTTGTACAAAACGTATATAAAAAGATGCTTGAAGCTGGAACCTTTACTACAGCAGCTAATACAACCGCTTTTTTACCTGAAATAGACTATACCTTTAACCGCCGCTTCGGAATTGAGATCGAAGCGTACAACTGCACTCGCGATCACCTTGCTCACGAACTTCAGGAAGCCGGAATAAACGTAGCAGTTGAAGGATACAACCATAATACAAGCGCACATTGGAAATTGGTAACGGACGCAAGTCTTTATGGCAACAATACTTTTGAACTGGTAAGCCCAATATTGGAAGGAGAAAGCGGATTGAGAGAACTTGAAAAAGTATGTTGGGTACTTGATCTTTGCAACGCAAAAGTTAATGAATCTTGTGGATTACACGTCCACATGGATGCAGCGGATTTCAACATGAACACTTGGAAGAACTTAGCACTTAGTTATAAGAATATAGAGAACACAATAAACGCTTTCATGCCAGCTACACGCAGAGACAACCAATATTGCAAAAGCTTAAGCAGAATATCTGAAAGAAGAATACTGCAGGCAAATACGCTCGACGACCTTCGAGCAGCTTTTGGAAACGACCGCTATCATAAAATAAATCTTGAAGCTTACGCCCGCCACCGGACGATAGAATTTCGCCAACATAGCGGTTCTACGAACTTCACAAAGATGAGTAATTGGGTTCTTTTTTTAGGCCGAATGATTACCTTTGCGCAACAGGCGAAAGTTGAAACAGGAACAACGCTTCAGAATCTGCCTTTCTTGACAGATGATCAAAAAATATACTTTAAACTTAGAACGAAAAAACTTAGTAGATAATGAATAATAGAAATTACTTATTGCAGGATGGCGGCACAATAACCGCCACCTGCGCTGCAGATTTTGTAACCAAACTTCGGGAAGGTAGTCGTTTTGATTCTGAATGTACCGATCAGGAATATATGTTCAACTTTGCCGACCGATATCGCGACCAAACAGGAAACGTTATTCGTGCTGATTCTCCGGAGAATTTTATTGAAGATTTAATAGCTTTTGGGTATGTAACTGTTAAATAATGAATTTGATAAAGAAATTGTTATCGAAAGTTTTGTTTGTGATAATAATTTCTTTATCTTTGTGATGTCAAACAAAAGAGCTCTTTGAATGACTGATGAAGAAGCGCTAAAAGCGCGGGTAGATGAGTTAATTGAAAATCTTAACTACTACCTCCGAAATTATAACCGACTCATTGGAATTGGTTATAGAAAATCGGTACTCGACGCAGAAATAGAGAATCTCAAGCTTGAGATTCAGAGGTTATCTGCTCGGTAGAAAAAGAGTTCCCCACTCGACGGGGTGGGGAACTCATCTTCTTCATTATTTTGTTTTATCTAAAATTTATGTAAGATGGGAGTAAAAGAAGATTTTTTCAGATTAAAAACAGCATGCCTCGAGGCTAAAGGTTCTGATCGTGAAAAAGCGGAACAAGAGATGGATCGTTTCTTTGATTCGTTACGACCGGAAGACCAACAGGAACTGCAGGCGGCTATTGATGAAGATTTTGTTCGGATTCACCAAGTGGTTGATGATGCTAAAAAGATGAAAAAACAGATTGAAGTGCGAAAGATCTTATCTGAAGTACTTCCATTCATCTCTGTCTCTGAATTTGCTAAGCAATATTTTGATAAATCAGCTTCTTGGTTGCATCAACGCATTAATGGAAATGAGGTGCATGGGAAGGTAGCAACTTTCACAGAAAAGGAATTGAAAATTTTATCTGATGCATTGAAAGATGTTGCCGATAAATTGAATAATGCAGCTTCTGCATTATCTTGATAAAAAAGTCAAAATATTTTTGGGCTGTTTCGTTTTTCTTGACTATCTTTGTTTTTGCCAAGTAAAAACCATATTTTCAACTCCTCATATCGTGTAATCCGTAAAATCGGATTCCGGGTGGTTCCGGTTGGCGCACGATATGAGGAGTTGATTTTTATAATAGTAATAACATAAAATAGGTACGATTATGGAAAATGAAAAAAAGGATCCTCGTTTGTCTGATGAAGTAGTAAAACTACAAAAACATCGAATTATGTTGTGGTGTGCTATAATAATTATCACTTTTTTTCTTATAGTTCAGTTTTCTGTTGCAAATTGTGAGAATAAAGTTTTAGCTGACCAGTTTACATTTGCATCTACGATATCATCTATAATTTTATCGGTTATTGCTATTATAATGTCTGTAGTATCTGGTGAGTCGATAAATAATCTTCTGCATAAATTTAGAGATGTACATGATGAAATAAGTGATGTACCAGGTAAGATTGATTCCTCAATACAGAAAATGGATGATTCATCTGGCAAGTTCAAAGAGGTCTATAGCAATTTGAAAGATATTCCTCAACAAATAGAAAAAAACACAGAAATAATGAAAGATGTTTCTAGAGATGTCAATGAATCTATAAGTCACCTGTCAGAGTTATTGTTTGATATTCAGGATAAAACGGATAAATTGGATTCAATAGAAATGAGTATTAAGATGATGAAGGATCAATTTTTTAACGCTGTTCCTAGGGATAATGAGTTTTCAAAAGATTTAGGGCTTACAGAAAAACAAACGGAACAGATAATAACTACAGGTTCTCTTTCTGGAGGATTAATGTTGTATGCTATTAAGTTGGCAAAGGATAATAAGAAACTTCTATCATTATCAAACCTTGCTTCTGCTTTGAAAATTGCAGGAACTTATGATTATTTTTACGGATACTATGTGGCAATGACAGCTATTGGCATGGTAACTTGCAAATTAGATCCAAATAATATGCTCAAAGTACAAGAATATGATAAAAGTCTAAATACATTACAAGAGAAATTAACACAACGAGTGGCGAATGATCCTGATTTTGAAAATCAATTTAAATTGGTTGATGAATTTATAGATAAATCTCCTTCTGTAACTGTAAAGTAAGGTTCTCTGCAGGATAGATTATAATTGTTGTGAAAAATTAATTATAAAAGAACTGTGTGAATGTTTAATATAAAAATCCGTAGCAACTTTTAATATGAAAAAAAATAAAATTATGAAATCCGGTAAAAACAATACTGGTTTTAAAATAGAGTGGCGGGATCTACTTATTTGTTCCTTGCTTTGTGCTTTTTTCTTGATTATATTATCTTCAGTTATATTATTTATTTGGGTATTTACACCTCAAAGCGTATCGGAAGACATTACTGATTGGGGAAACTACTCAATGTGCGTGGGGGCACTCTTTACCTTTGTTTCACTTGTGCTTGTTTATTTTACATATAGAGAACAATCGGAAGCATATAGAAAACAATCAGAAGTAAATCAGCAACAGTTGGATAAAATTCAACAGCAATTTGAACTTAGCCAAAAAGAGGCTCAAATTTCTAACAAAATGTTTTTTGATTCTACATTCTTTAATTTACTTAATGTTCAAAGGCAGATTCATTTGGAGTGTGTTTCTGATAAATATAATGAAAAAGGATGGGAAAATGGTGTTTTCTGTAAGATCAAAGAAAATATAAAGAAACAATATCAAAAATGGAAGCATACATATACAGTGGCTGATGATGCAAGAAATATTATTATAGAAATATATGAGGCATCAACTGATTTCTCAATGAGAACATCACCGAATGAAATTCCTAGTAGGTATGTAGAAAATGATATAATGTATTACTTTCGTAATTTATACCAAATAATATGCCATGTACATAGGAGCTTTTTAAATGAAAAAGAGAAGCAGAAGTACATAAATATAATTCAAGCTCAAATGAGTGATGAGGAATTATTAGTAATGCTTTTTAATGTTATCCATTATACATCCCAAAATGGCAATAAAGAATATTTGGAAATATTAGATGACTATGGTTTTTTTGAGAATTTAAGGTCTCCTTATGATGATAAGGATATGCAAGATCTTGTATTTCCGATAAAATTATTGTTTAAAAAGACTACATTTAAACATATCAATAGCGGAGGGTAAATTCTAGAAAAAATATTTAATATTTTATATGGATGCTATTTGTTGTATTTGTCTTTAGATGGTATAAAAATGAAAAATAGAATTATAAATATGTGATAATATGGGAAATAATAACATAAACCAAATAGTGCAACTACTAAAAAAACAGGATTTAGCCTTATATCCGCTGGAGGATGTTTTATCATTGTTTAGAACAATAGGTTCTTTTCCTATAATTGTTACTACACTTCATTTAGGAAGGATTATCGTCCGAGGACAGAATTATGATTCTACAGCTGACTATACTATTCCTTCAAGGCATAGTTATAAACCTGAAAAGTTGAATACAACATATCAGAGAGCTAGTACTCCATTACAAACAATGTTTTACGGAAGTATTACAGATGAAGATATAGAAAAGACTGCAATAGATGATAACATACCACTAGCACGGCATATTATAATGACAGAAATAGGAAAGACTGTAAAAGAAGATGCAGATAAGGAAACTGTTGTATTTAGTTCATGGGTTGTTCTTGAAGATATAAATTTAGTTTCTGTCATACAAAGTGATGCCTATAAAACCCCATCCAAGTCAATTCTGAATTTGCAAAGAGATTTTAAAGCAAAGTTTGGCAATTTACCAGAGATGGATTTTATTAATTTTGTAGCTTCGGAATTTTCTAAGGAGGATGCTTCTTCAGAAGAAGACTATAAATATTTAATTTCAGCTTGGTTTTCTAAGGTTTGTTGTGATTTGGGATACGATGGAGTTGCATATCCTAGTGTAAGGGCGGGTGGATCAGGTCTAAACGTTGCGATAAAGCCGGAGGCTGTTGATAAGAAAATGAAGTTGATAAGAGCTGATGAAGTTGATATTGTAAGAGAAGATATGTCTGTTTCAGAAGTAGCGCGAAGAAATATAATAGAGGATAAATCTTGAAAACAAAGAAATCTTAGAAAAATGGAATGGATTTTTTTTACTCCGCTTTTTTTGTTTCCTTGTTTCTCAAATCTTACCTTTGCGGGATAACTTCAAAAAACACACAAGATGAAGAAGGCCGTTTTTATCATGCTGTTCATGTTAGCAGCATTGAAAGGTTACTCGCAAGACCCTTGGAATCCAATCCGTACTTATTGCGAAATAGTGGGAACCGGTAACTTGACTGGTACGAAAGTAAAGATCGAGATTGATTTTGGGCAGGCACAAAAGTACTGGTCGAAACATTCTGATAACTTCCTAGTAGATGCCGATGGCAAGGAAATCAAATTTAATTCTATGGTTGACGCTTTGAATTACATGGCGCGATTTGGATGGAAGTTTGAGCAAGCCTATGTCATCACAGAAAATTCAGCCATGTCAAAGAACAATGTTTATCACTATCTATTAAGCAGGGAACTTAGAGGAGATGAGAATGTCAACTCTGGTATTTATATAAAGGGAGATCATGAGAGTGAGCGACCAAAGGATGAAGCTCCCAAGGAAAAACCTGCTAAAAAGAAACGAGAAATAGGAGATGATATTTATTAGTTTGTTTTTTCTTTTGCATTTTCAGATATTATTCTCATATTTGCAGTGCTAAACATCTGCGGAGTGTTATCCGTACCGCGAGCTTCGGTTAATGCTCACGAAATTCGAGGGCTTTTTTTATGCCCTAACCAATCGTTTTCCTGATTTTAGGAGAATAATACATACGAAATAGGCGGCTGCCTTTCCCCATTACACTTTTGCTTTCGGGCGGAAATCTGTAGATGTTTAGCGACACGGGAAACGGCGGCCGTTCTTGTGTTCTATAATTGCCGAAATGCTAAACATCTACAGGTATGAAAACTGAAATTCTCAACACGCCAGTCGTGTCTGCTCCCGACATCAATGTCGCTAGCAATGTCAAAGCTCTAACAGAGCAAGTTAATAATCTGCAAAGTCGTTATTATAGTGCTTTAGCTTCTGATTGTGAAGTACGCACTATCTCTGACCGTTGGTATTTCCGCGCTATTGGATTTACTAGTTTCGGCCTGATCTTCTTTCCTCTTTTATTGGTGGCTGCTTATTGCGTTTATCGGGCAAAGAGATGCCAGAAAGGAGGCAATAATCATGAGTAGACATCGTTTTCATGTAGATAAAGAAACATCATACTATCCTGATGGAAAGAAAGTGGATGTTTTTTCAGTGGATTGTGATGGAGATTTTGTAATTTCAGCAATCTCACGTGACGAGATTGTGGATTTGGTACAAGTTTTAAATTTTGCGTTAACTGATTCAGAAAATAAGAAGGAGGCTAATAATGGAAAATGATAAGATAACGGATGTCAGTGTTTATATCGCTGCCTTACAAACAACCTTTAAGCCTGCATGGGATGCCCGGCATACAACACACTGGTTTACGACCGATGAAGTTTATCAATCTATAAAGAAACTGGATCCGGCGGCAAATATCTCAAAAGAGGATATATTTAAAGCTATGACGGATGCAGGCTTTAAGTTCCAAAACCGTCCCGGAGCATCAGGGTGTGATTTTCGGTGGATGCTTGAACTGAAAAATAGCAAATAATGAAGTTCCGGAGAGTGAAACTATTCCTCTCCGGATTTTTTTTGTCCTTTACCTTCTATCTTTCCCTTGCTACATTCGCTGAAAATAACAGCGAATATGATTTCAGAAGATTTAGTCAAACAGCGATTTGTGCATGATACAATTTCTCAAGGTATCAATCTCATTTATCAGACTCAGGAGAATGTTGTCCGTACTTACCTGAATACTCGTTCAGGCAGACTGTTGTCAAGCTTGCAGCGTAGGCCGTTCACTATCCAGGAGTCCGAAGGCAAACAAGAGTACTTTATCCGTATTTTTCCGTATCTCCGTTATCTTGATATTCGATATCGACGGGGAAACGACCGAATATCACGCCATATCCGGAGCAACCTGGCTTTGTATAATCGAACTGTATGGGGAGTTCTTTATCATGAGACTTTCCCTGAATTGCGTTATGGTTACAATGAAGCCATTAGAAATAAGATTCGTGAGCAATTAGAACAAGCATTAATCTACGAACAATCTCAAAATTGGTAATATGGGAAAGAAGCATTTGTCAGAAGATGAAATAAAGTATATTGTGTCTGCTGAATCCAGTCAGGCCCAGCGGGAAATTCACGAACTAACCAAGGCCACCAAAGAACTCAAGAAAGAAGAGAAAGAACGTCGTACTGCGATGATCGAACTTGAGGCTCAAGGAAAGAAGAATACTAAAGAATATCAAAATCTAGAGAAGGAAACGAAATCGCTATCTAAACAGATTACTGATAATAACAAAAAAATCGGCACGCTGACTCGCTCTTTAGATATTAATGCTATGACCGGTCGGCAACTCAAGAAAGTGGCCAAGGAGTTAACTGCGACACTTGAGGATATGTCGGAAGCTGCGGATCCTGAAGAGTATGCAAAGTTGAATAATCAGTTAAGGTCAGTTCGTCAAAGGCTATCAGAATTAAAGGGAACCGGGCAAAATATTAAGTCAGAGTTCGGTCCGATGGAAACAGCTATGGGGAAATTGAAAGCTGTTGCAGTAGCGTTTATTACAGTGAAACTGGCAGGGTATCTGAAAGATATAGGAAAAAGTGCATATACTACTCGAAAGGAGTTCGCTAAGTATGAAGCTGTACTTCGTAATACTCTTCAATCGCAGGAGAAGGCTGCTGCTGCAATGAAAATGTTACAGAAACTTGCTGCAGACACGCCTGGCTCTTTGGCTGAATGGACAGAGGCTTACATTAAATTGGTTAATCGAGGAATAAAACCAACGACTTCAGAACTTATTAATATTGGAGATTTGTCTGCATCGCAAGGTAAGAGTGTGGATCAGCTTATTGAGGCTATTTTGGATGCAATGACAGGGGAGAATGAACGACTGAAGGAGTTTGGTATCAAGGCTAGTAAAAGTGGAGATACAGTTAAGTACACCTTTAAAGGGGTTACCACAGAGGTGAAAAACTCCGAAGAAGCAATTAAAAATTATCTTTTATCACTTGGTCGTATGGATGGTGTTGCTGGTTCTATGTCTACACAGATGCAAGAACTTCAAGGAATAGAGTCCAACTTAGGTGACACAATGGATAATTTCTACAATAAGCTAGGAAAAAGACTTGAAACCTACTTTAAAAATGGTTTGAAATGGGCTAATGATTTTATGTCCGGGCTAACCAAAGCTATTGAACCTCTCTCCGATACTTTTGAAACACAATTTGAAAAGGTGGTAGAATTACAGTCTACTTTACCTGCACTTGCAGCTCGATATGAAGAATTGAAAGGTAAGACATCTTTAACAAAGGATGAACAGGATGAACTAAATCAAGTGATCGAACGGGTATCATCTATTGTCCCGTCTGCTACTACGGAATGGAATAAGTACGGAGTAGCGATAGCATTGAATACAACTCGTGTTCGTGAATTTTTAGAAGCAGAGAAGGCCAGTCTTCGATATTTGCATCGGGAGGAACTAAAACAAGCTCAATCTGATATGGATTCTGCAGAGAAAACAATGAAAGAATATCAGGATCTGATTGCCAAGGGAGGTAAGTGGAAAACTGATAGGAAGTCCGGAGATATGTTTTTTGTTAAGTGGAATAAGAAGGAACTGGATGAATTTAATGCCAAAATAAAAGAAGCTGGTGATTTATTTAAAGAGGCTGAAGCGCAGTCCAAGAAGTGGTCAGGAGAAGATATTGAAGCTAAAGTTAATGAGCAAATAGAGGCTGATAAAAAGAAATTGGAAGCACAGACTCGATTTAACAACATGAATAAGTCTATGTTGTCAGCGTGGCTGAAGGATGAGAAGAATGCAGCGGACCAATATAGGGAAATAGCACAGGAAATCTATGATAAGCGTTTTCCGACAACGCCAATAGAGAAAGATAAATCGGATCCGAATGCTGTTACACTCAAGAATCAGGAGGCAAATCATGAGGCGGAAATAAATCAAATCCGGTTAGTTGGGAGAGAAAAACAACAAGCGGAAGAAGATATTAATCAGGCTATCCTCAAGTCTGATTTGGACTATTATAATAAGCGGATCAAATTACTGGAGCAATTTAAGGCTAATGCTACAAAGTCGGCCAAAAAATCTGAATACCAAAAGCAAATTGTAGATGCTAAGTCTAAGCTGATCGATACGGAAGAAGCAATGGAAAAGCAAAAGATCTATGCTGTTGATAAATTGCGTCAGGAGGATTTGGAGAGAGAGAAAGCGGTAACTTCTGCGCAAAGAATGTTCCTTACTAATGAACTTGCTGCAAAGAATATTACTCGAGAACAATATGAGATGTTAACTCTTTCTCTAACCTCTTCGAGTGCAGAAACAAGGTTAGCGATTGAACAGCGGTATTTGAATGATGTCAATGATCTTGAACTAAAGAATGGAAAACTGAAATCTGATGCTGTAAAACAGGCTAATGCTGCAGTTTTATCAGCTGATCAGGACGCTGCCAATGCCCGTGCTGCCATCCAAACCAAAATGAATGATCTTACTAAAGATTTTAAAAGTCAGTTTAAACTCACTACGGTTGGGGAGGATTTGCAGGCGCAAATGAAGGTACTGGATGCAACTTACCAGGTACGCAAGCAACTTGCTGAAAAGGAAAAACTAGATACTCAAGAACTGGATATTGCTTACCTGAAAGCTAAGGAACAGTTAGTGCAGGATAGTGAGAACCGTATTAATCAGATCCGGAATCAATATGGACTTCTAAATCAACAACAACAATATGATTTGCAGCTGCAGCAACTTAAAACTCATCTTGAGAATGAAACGCTGACTCAGGAAGAATATGAACAATCAGTTCAGAATCTGAAGCGTGATTCTTATAAAAAACAGTTTGATTATTATTCGGATTTGTTTTCTGGTGCTGTTCAGACACTCCAACAGGCTGAAATGGATAACGTGGACGCCAAGTATGATGCGGAGATTGAAGCTGCTCAAGGTAATACGGAGGAGGTAGAACGCTTAGAGAAAGAAAAAGCGCAAAAGAAACTGGATATTCAGAAGAAATATGCCGATGTTAATTTTGCGATTAAAGTCTCTCAAATTATTGCTGATACTGCTGTTTCAATAATGAGGGCTTTCGCTGATCTTGGACCAATTGCCGGTGCTGTAGCTGCTGCGCTCATGGGGGTAACAGGTGCTGCGCAGATAGCTTCCGCAAATGCTGAACGTAATAAGATTAAAAACATGACTCTTTCCGGAGGAACAGGTTCTTCAAAAGGATCCGGGCAGCGTGTGGCAACCGGTCGTGAAGATGGCGGCAAGATTGATGTTCGTCGTGCTCAAGATGGAAAGTTGTTTGCCGGTGCCGATTATGATCCGGATGCTCGTGGCTTTATTGACAAACCGACTGTAATCGTAGGAGAAGGACCAGCGGGGCAGTCAAAAGAGTGGGTGGCTAGTAATGCCGCCGTTGAGAATCCTACCGTTGGCCCTATTCTTGATATGATTGACAAGTCGCAACAGGCCGGCACTATCCGTACACTTGACTTGAATCAGGTTATACGATCCAAGATGGCAGGCTTTTCTTCCGGAGGAAGTATTTCACAACCGCTTCCAGTAACCGGTACACCAAAAAATGACGGAAGTGGTGCAGCATTGCCTCCTGAATTAATGGAGAAGTTTGCTCATGCTATTATTGATATGAATAAGAACGGGGTAAATGCTTCTGTTGCGTTGAGTGAATTTGAGAAGAAACAGGAACTTCGTGATCGTAGTCGCCAAATTGGTTCAAAAGGATAAAAAATGAAAATAACGAATTTAAAAACGGGAATATCTTATCAATTAGCTCCAGGTACTCAGCTGGAGGTTGAACGTCCTAACTTGTTTTTCAACGAATGGGGAGAGCAAACATTACCTGTTGATATACCCGATTCAGATTGGAATCAGAAAGCATTGGGGTATCCTGATATCACAGGAATGCGCAAACTTCCTTCAGATATTCAGGCCACAATCTCTTCCGGAGAATATTTTTCTGCTTGCCGGCAGGCTATTCTGAAAGTGAAACGTAAAAAGACAGTTTCCACTTCATTTTATTTAAATGAAGGGTCGTTTTTATCACAGACAGCAAAGGCTTCTGTGCAAGAAGTGTTTGCAGATGAAACAATCCCAGGAGTGAGTACAGTTCAGCAAGGAATTGACTTTTGTCGTTCTCTGTTATCTAATGAACATGAGCATTTTATTATTTTTCCTGTTATAGTTGACTTTGATAATAACAAGCGTTATGTGAATCGGATGGAGAACATGGATGCTTCTGGCAATATTATAGACAGAAGGGTTGAAGGAACTTTTAATTTTTATAATTCATTTCCTCGTATTGAAGTTGTGGATGATATAAATGTAAAACTGGATCCGGGTTATTATATGAGTCCGTTTATTCGTGCTCCTTATCTTTTACGCCGTATTTTTTCTTTTTGGGGATATACTCTATTAGAGAATTTTTTTGATGTGACAGAACCTTTTCGTAGTATGGCATTTGTCAATAATACAATTGATTCACTTGTCAATGGTGATATATTACTGTCTCATTTGGTTCCGGATTGTATGTGTAGTACCATATTGAATGTTTTCCGAAAGAGATTCATGTGTGAGTTTATTCCGGATGAAGTCAAGAAAACCGTTAGTATTGAATTTTTCAGTGATATAGCTAATATGAAAGCGGAGGTTGATTTTACAAACTGTTTAACCTCCGAGTTAGAGTTTGATGTATCTACATATCAGAAAGTCAGCCTTTCTTCTGAAAGCGTGATTTCTGATGAGTATGATACCTTTGATTCGACTTCTGACCTGAAGGCCAAATATCCTAATGCTTGTTATAATCCTGTAACTGGCTGTTACTGCCGTGTAGGGTATAATGAGAATGGATCACTTGTTCAAGTAATCTGCTCTTCTAATATTCCTTATCTGGATGGGAAAAATACTCTGAAAGAAAAAAAGATTACTTGTCCAGATGCTATGTTCGCAATACTGCCGGAAACGAAAGAAATATTAGGATATTCTCCTTCTGTATACACTCGAACACGAGTTAGCATTCCATATATCGGAGAAGGTCGGTCGCTAAATTCCACTTTGATTGTAAGCGCCGCTTCAAATAATGATGATGAATCTGATGAAATAGCGGCATCTAATAAAGAACAAGTACCAATGTTGGCTTTAGTCTATCATTATCGAGATGGATATAATATTGGTACAAATAGAAATTATACAGTTGAAAACAAGAGGTTTGCAGATTATTCTTTATTATACAATGGGCCGGATGGTATTTATGAGAAATTTTATCGAACTTATGACAACTTATTGAGGAACTCTATGCACCCAGTTAAAGGTGATATCCTCTTGTCCGATCATCAAAAGATGAACATACCGGCTCATCGAAAGGTTATCATTGAGGGACAGGAACTCTTTGTTGATAAGCTTAAGTATTATATTGGAGGGAATAATGAACCTGTTGAATCGACCTTCTATACTACCCGATTATATGAACCTGTAGAAATTGCTATATCTGAAAGCCAACGGTTTCCAACTTTGGCGAATGCTTACTGTTGGAGTGTAGATAAAAAAACTTATGATATTACTGAAGATGAATATAATGCAGAGTTAGTGAAACTGAACTATGGCGCAAGGGACAGCGATCATCTTCCTACAATTTATCCTCCATTCCCGACAAAAGAGCAAGTTGCTGAAGGGAAACTCTATTATGAGCGTTCTTTTGCATATTATCAGGATCATAGAACAGGACCACGTACATTTCATCGTGTCGTAGCAAAACTTCGTCCTATAAAAACTCCTTACTAGCTTAAAATAATGTCCTTTACTCTGTTATGTGCTTCTACTAATTTTGATACAAAAAATAAGAACTATGACCATTCTCCAACAACCTGATCCACTATCATTAAGTGGAAATATTAAGGAATTCCGCATTGGAACTACAGACATAATTTCTTTTAGGCTCTTACAGGGAGATGAAGAGATTGTGGCTCGGAGTTACGAACCGGGTGCGGATGGTGTCGTTATTATTAATATCCAGGATATCATCCATGCTCGTTTGTCTTTCCTATTCAATAATACTTCAATGGTATATGAGCAGAAGACAATTGTTTCTACTTTTAAGGCACTACTTTCCGGTACTGAAGTGGAGTTTACTGCCATCCGTTGCGGAGTCGATATGCTTGCTGATACTCCAGCCAACTTTCTTCTTCAGAACTTTCTGACTTGGCAACCGAATGTAAAGCCAGTCACATATTATTCTCCTGAATTTCTGACGTATTATGCCGTTCAGGAATGTAGGGTAAAACTTCATGCCTATTTTACTGATGAGTCAGCTACAATCGTTTCGCAGAGCGATTTGGTATTAGCTGACCTTACAAAAGGGAAAGCTTATACAATTCCTTTGCAATATGCTTCTGTTGTAGGAAAGCTAGGTGATAAAATGCCGGCTTATTATGATGTTTGGGTTGAAGATGCGGAAGGGATACGGTTGTCGTATGTACAGCGGTATTATGCTTCAGATATGAAATCAGAAACCGAGCAATGGGTATTATTTGAGAATTCGCTTGGTGGTATTGATACGTTTCGTGCGTATGGTTCTACGGCTTTTACTGGAGAACATACGCATAATATTGCGGAGATTGATGATATATCTCTTGAATACCGTGTTGATACTGCTCGTAAATTTCAAAAGGATACGGGATATTTGAATAAGAAAGAACGTACCTGGTTGCTTGACTTTTTCCCGTCTTTGAAGAAGTATTTATATACAGGAGCCTATATCCGTTCAATTATTGTTGTAGAAAGTAATGTGACTTATACAGATAAGGAGTTACCAAGCAACTATACTTTTACTTATAAATTCGCTGATGCTAAACCCTTCCTGAACCTGCAAAGGTCAGATACTCCAACAGATGCACTTGAAATTGTTGTGCCTGAAGTTGGTTCTTTTACAGTGCCCCCTCGACTTATTGAATTTCCTCGCCTACCACTGTCCGAGGGGGCATTATTCCCTGTTCAAGACCCTTTTTCTGAAAACTGGAACGTAACGACTGCAGGATCCTTGGGGGATTTTATTGCAGAACGAATTGCGAAGGATTATGGTGGGGGAGGAGGAGTTGGACACCAACATAATAATATTGACTTATTGCAATTGATGTCTTATGCTGCAGAGTATTTATTAGTTTCGGGAAAGAAAATTAAAGCGGGGTATGCGGATAAGGCTGGGGGGATTGATGGACTAGATAAGATATATCTGGCCAAGAACCGACCTGATGTAACAGAGTATCTTTTAGAATTTTTGGGCGGTATTAAGGTCTTGAATGGACTGGCTGTTGATAATGTGACAGTTTGGGAGGACTTATTGATTGATGGACATCTTTTCTCTTTTGAATATGCCGAAAAGCTACTGGGATGGATGATTACTGCGAATGGGGATATTGATGCAAAGTCTCTTCGCTTACGTGATTTTCTTGAAGTTCCCGAACTGCGCTACAACCGTGTATCGATTGTTTCGGGTGAGGAGTGGAATGCACCAGGAGGTGGTGTAATTGAATCGATTGATATTGAAAATAGAATAATTTACTTGAAGCTGGAACCGGGAGAAACCGCACAAATCGAAATTGATGATATTTGTAAAGGAATATTTAATAATGAAACCGGATTCCAAACGGCTTATTTTCGTATTACAGAGCAATTAGGAGAATCAACTTTCAAATATGTTCTTCGAAGCGAGTATTCTTTCCATCCTTGTAAGGCTATGCATTTTGTCGCGTATGGTAACTTTACGAATGAAGATCGGCAAAGGTCGAGTTACTCAACACAAAGTTATGTCCGTTATCTGACGGGTGTTAATGGTTGGGAGATTACAAAGGAAATGATTGCTATGCAGTTAGGCGACTTGTCTAACTTGAAGTTGTTTGGTATCGAAATGACCGGACATAGTGCGTATCTCCGTAATGTGTATATGACTGGAACTATCAAGCAATTATCTAACGATGGTATAACAGAAGTTCCCGTACCCGCTTTCAAAGGAGTATGGAAGCCGGGTACATATTGGTATTATGATGAAGTTGTATGCAATGGCAGTACATGGATATGTATTGCAGACAAAACAATCCAAGAACCAACAGACAATTCTACTGATTGGCTTAAATATGTCTCTAAGGGAGAAACGGGTATCAAGGGCGACAAAGGAGACAAAGGCGATAAGGGTGATACAGGTGCAACCGGGGCAAAAGGCGACAAAGGTGATACAGGACCGACCGGATCGCAAGGTATTCCCGGCACATCACAGTATTTTCACGTAAAGTACTCCGCTAATGCGAACGGTAATCCGATGTCTGACACTCCGAATACTTATATCGGTACAGCGGTAACAACAAGCGCGACCGCTCCAACCGGATACACTTCATATAAGTGGGTACAGTTGAAAGGTTCGCAAGGTCCTAAAGGAGAACAAGGTATTGCCGGACCAACCGGAGCCAACGGACAAACTTCCTACTTACACATCAAGTACTCGGACAACGGTACGACGTTTACCGCTAACAACGGTGAGACGCCGGGCGCATATATCGGACAATACACTGACTTTACGGCGGCAGACAGCAATACGTTTTCCGCTTATACCTGGACGAAAGTCAAGGGCGACAAAGGCGATAAAGGCGACAAGGGTGATACAGGTGCAACCGGGGCAAAAGGCGACAAAGGTGATACAGGACCGACCGGATCGCAAGGTATTCCCGGCACATCACAGTATTTTCACGTAAAGTACTCCGCTAATGCGAACGGTAATCCGATGTCTGACACTCCGAATACTTATATCGGTACAGCGGTAACAACAAGCGCGACCGCTCCAACCGGATACACTTCATATAAGTGGGTACAGTTGAAAGGTTCGCAAGGTCCTAAAGGAGAACAAGGTATTGCCGGACCAACCGGAGCCAACGGACAAACTTCCTACTTACACATCAAGTACTCGGACAACGGTACGACGTTTACCGCTAACAACGGTGAGACGCCGGGCGCATATATCGGACAATACACTGACTTTACGGCGGCAGACAGCAATACGTTTTCCGCTTATACCTGGACGAAAGTCAAGGGCGACAAAGGCGATAAAGGCGACAAGGGTGATACAGGTGCAACCGGGGCAAAAGGCGACAAAGGTGATACAGGACCGACCGGATCGCAAGGTATTCCCGGCACATCACAGTATTTTCACGTAAAGTACTCCGCTAATGCGAACGGTAATCCGATGTCTGACACTCCGAATACTTATATCGGTACAGCGGTAACAACAAGCGCGACCGCTCCAACCGGATACACTTCATATAAGTGGGTACAGTTGAAAGGTTCGCAAGGTCCTAAAGGAGAACAAGGTATTGCCGGACCAACCGGAGCCAACGGACAAACTTCCTACTTACACATCAAGTACTCGGACAACGGTACGACGTTTACCGCTAACAACGGTGAGACGCCGGGCGCATATATCGGACAATATACTGACTTTACGGCGGCAGACAGTAATACGTTTTCCGCTTATACATGGACGAAGGTTAAGGGTGACAAAGGTGACAAGGGTGATAAGGGAGATACGGGTGCAACTGGAGCAACCGGGCTTCCCGGTGCTCTAATCCGTCCGCGCGGCGAGTGGAAAGCAAATACTAACTATGTTAACAACACGCAGTATCGAGATACTATCATCTACAACGGTAATACTTATTCGTGTCGTGCGGATCATAATTCCGGTTCTTCTTTCGATGTAACGAAATGGACTTTGTTTAACGAATTTATAAATGTCGCTACGCAGTTGTTAGTAGCTCAAAATGCGACGATTGATATATTAGGAACATCGGGTTTATTCGTCGGTAATCTATCAAAAACGCAGGGTTGGTTAATAAAAGGCGGCTCAATTAAGCATAATGTAACCGGGCTTGAATTAACAGCAGATGGTAAATTGTCACTCCCCGCAACGGGGGCGGTGACCGTAGGCGGAGAGATTTTCATAAAAAACGGTAAGATCGTAACTGACTTTATTGATGCAAACAAACTCGTTGTAAAACGAATAGAAGCTGTAGAAGGAACAATCGCAGGGTTCCAAATATCTAATACCCATATCGGAACGGGTTCTGTTAGTGGCACAAATTCTGGTAACGAAATGTTTCTTTACGATAATATGATTGGTTTCAATAGTCCAAATAGACAAGTGATTGTCGGTCCATTTAGTACATTAGGAGTCGATTATTTAGGGAGATTCTACGATCACCGATCAAGACCTTATGATATAAATAGGGGTGTATCTATTAGTGTAACCGGAGGACGAGATAATATAGCACTTACTACCGAAGGCGGTATTGTAGTTGATGGCAAAAGAGGGATTGATGAATATATTGAAATCGCCCAGGTATGGCATAATGGGAGTACACGAACTAAAGTATTACAATTTAAAAATGGAATTTTATTTAGTGCAACTTGGTAATAATATTTAAATCACATAATTATGATAATAGACTTTAGAAAAATTGAAGTAAAAGACATCGAGGGGAATAACAGTACTGTCGATATTGCAAAAATGTTAGGCAATGCGATCTATCAGAGAACTGCCGACTTGGGTGAGTTGGAATTAGCTCAAAACATCTACAAGAATGGTGAAGTAGAAGTATCTCCCGAACAGGCGGAAAGTATTAAAAAATATGTGAGTACGGGGTTCGTCGCTTTTGTTCAGGTAGCGGTAAATAAAGCGTTGTCTTAATTCTGTTGGACAGTAGGACAGTAGGTTTAAGATTTAAGTGTTTACGATTGAAAATAATATTGCTCCGGAAGTAAACCGGAGCAATATTATTAAAAGGCATCTTCGTAGTTCTTGATGAGAGCGTTCGCTTCTTGAATATCATGCGGAGTATAGATATCGGTCATAAGTATGCTGCTATGCCGGGCCTGATCCCGCACGCTTAGTGTATCATAATGCCGTAGCATATTGGTTATGCCGGTATCTTTGAGTGAGTAAAATTTGTATCGCTCCGGAAACTTTAGGTCCGGTCGCACATGGCGTGACCACCAGTCTCTGAACATTTTTTCTGATTTCTGTTTCATCCCTGGTCTGAACCCATCGGAGAATAAAAAGCAGTTGCTTGGCATATTAAAAATATTGAGGTCTAACATTAGGTGAATTACCTTGGCCGGCAAAGTAATAGTACCGTCTTTTTTATTTTTTGATATCGTGTCCGGAAGAAAGATCGTTTGTTTGGCCAAGCTTATATTGGAAAGTTTGAGCTTACTCATTTCAGCCGGACGGATGAAGCAATAATATAAGATATAGCTGGCTAAAAGGAAATGGGGATTCTTTTCTTTGAGATATTCCGTCAGCTTTATCAGTTCCTCTTTTGTTAGTTGCGTCCGGATTTTCTTTTTCCCTTTTCGGCCAATGACACTTATTCCTTCAGTAGGATTTTTAGTGAGATAATTCCGTTCCACACAATATGATGAGAACGATCTTAAGAATCCAAGATAGTTGTCCCGGGTGAATGCTGTATTATCCCTGGTTATATATACTTCTTCTAGGAGCATGACACAAAAATCTTTGTTGAATTGATAGATATAGGTAATAGGAATTTCTCTCCCTTGGTTATATAGCTCCATATTGCGGAGGTAGGAAGAGTAAGATTTTAAGGTTTCCGGACGGTAATTACCGTCACGAAGCATCTTGTAAATGTAAGTGCGGTATTTATCAATGATATCCTTGAATAAGGTATAGGCGTTTCCCTGCTCCTGCTCGATCCAGGGGTTCCAACCGAGTGAGAGTTTTTCAGATATCCGGATCATATAATCCTTTGCGTACTTTCTACGTTCGTTTGCTCTCTTGATAAAGTTAAGTTTGATTTTCTTTCGTCGCATTTCTCCTTTTGCAGGATCGAATGCATAGAAGTCAATGTACCAATCATTTCCAGTATGTAGGACCGGAGGAGTGAAACCTTGAATTTCCTTAAGTGAAGACATTTTTTTTTATTTGTTTTCGCTGCCTTGCGAGAACAAATCCGTTTATACCCGCCGTCCCGATTTCGTCCCGGCTGTTATTGAAAAATCGGGGTTAACTCTCTGATAATCAGTTAGTTAACCCCGATTTTGTCGGAATGAGGCGACTCGAACGCCCGACCCCTACGTCCCGAACGTAGTGCGC